CCGCTCCACTTCATCGGCGAACCCCGGTGGGGGCTTACGGTGGAAGCGATAGCACTTTCCATCAGGCCCGAAGTGGTCGCAAGTATGACAACACTTAGGCGGGTTATACGCCACCTTGATTAGCTCCTGTTTGACGGCTCTCCATTGCCTTACTGATTCCGGTTCCGCTGGTCTCATGTGCCTTGTCTCCAATCGGCAGGTCTTGTTGGTGCCACCAATTGCGCCGCAACACGCGCGCAAAGTTGCCGTCTTTCATATAGTCGATAGTTTTTGGTGGAGGCGCGTCGCTTAGATCTTGTGCTATATCTAATAGCTCCCACTCATGGGTTATCTCAACGCCGTTCTGCCGACCAATAGCGCGCTTGCATATGTCGCTAAGCGTCGCGATTGCCTTGCGGCCAGCATATCCGGTGTGAAGTACCGTGAGATATTCAGTGACCGGCTTCCCTATATTACCGGACCTATATTCAACCTTAAGCATGCTCATTCCGCTGGTGTAGCTCGTATGCACGGTCCAGTTCCATTCAGATACCGTCATCGTCATTGGCTCAATCCCCATAATGTCATCGTTGCGCAAGTACGGATCGGCCTGAACCGGCGGAGGAAACTCGAACCCGCAACTAGGGCAGACACGCACCGCGGCAAAACAGATCTCGCCGCACTCCGGGCACGTACGTGTCGGCGCCTCCCCTTTTTCCCCTGATTTCTTCGGGGGCGAGACATTGGTGATTGGTCCATGCTGCTCTACAACGCCAGCGAAGTCCAGCACGAGGCAGTCATCTGCCTCGCTCTTCGGTCGCATACCGCGCCCGCTCATCTGAACATAAAGTGACGGGCTCATAGTCGGACGGAGCATCGCTATTAGATCGATGTCGGGGTAATCGAACCCGGTCGTGAGAACATTCGCGTTCGTTAGTGCCCGTATCTCTCCGCGCATGAAGCGCCGCAGTATGTCGGCTCGTTCGTTGCTCGGCGTGCTGCCGAGGACCATCTCGGCAGTGATGTCACGCTCGCGCAAGGCATCGCGGACGTGCTCGGCATGAGCAACGCCAGCGCAGAAACATAGCCATGCTTTGCGATCAGCTCCACGCTCGACAATTTCACCGACCACGGCTTGCGTTTGCGGGTCGGTGTCCACAGCCTTTTGAAGCTCGGACTCAATGTATTCCCCTCCTCGCTTGTGCACGCCAGCAACGGAAAGCTGAGCTTCGGTGTGCTTACTCCGGAGCGGCGCAAGGAAGCCACGGGCGATCAATTCTTCAATCGTGACTGGCTCGATTAGCGCATTGAATATTGCCGGCTCATCAGTGATGAGCCCATGCCCGAGCCGCCATGGTGTAGCGGTTAGTCCTATGACCCTCAGGCTCGGGTTAATCTCAGTTAGTTTACCTATGACCGTTCTGTATCCACCTTGATCCTTATGGGATATAAGGTGGCATTCGTCGACTATAACTAGATCAACGTGCCCAATGTAATCGGCCTTATTACGTAACGACTGAATGCTGCCGAATGTTATGGGCTCCCCCAGTTCGCGCTTGCCGAGTCCGGCGGAGTAGACACCCATGGGAGCACCGGGCCACGCCTTGACCATCTTGTCGGCGTTCTGTGCTATTAGTTCCTTGACGTGAGTCAGCATCAATACGCGCGTTTCCGGCCAGTTCTGCACCGCGTCCTTGCATATGCCGGCGATGATATGAGACTTACCGGAGCCCGTTGGCATGACTAAGCAGACGTTGCCGTCATTGCTTTCGAGCCAATCATAAGTCTGGTCAATGGCTCGTTGCTGGTAGTCTCTAAGCGTCACTCGTCGAGTCCTTTTGCTTTCACAATGTACGCAATGAACTCATGAGATCCCATAACGCCAGAGTCGGGGTGCCCGTTGTATATGGTTTCGCCATGGCCGATGAAGTAAGCAACAACGTGCCGACCTGAAAGGAGCGCGTCCGCTTGCAATGGCACAAGGTCAGGGTGAATGGCGTGATCCGGGCAAGCCGCAAGTTGCTCTTCAACTGATAGCGTCGAGTCATGAAGGGTACAGTACCAAGTGCCATCGGGCTCAGCCGTGGACATTGCGCAAGTCCTACAGTTGACGTTCCGAGCTATGTCTCCCTTATGACATAGTGAATGTGCCGAGCACATCTTGCACTTATACCACGTCGGGCTGGCCCCCGGCGTAGGCTGAAGTATTACGTCGCTTTCGGATATGTACTTACCTCGCTCAATGTCGCGGTCCGCTCGCGTCTTATCGAGGCGAACGCGCTCGCAAAGCATCTCGTCCGTGTCCTTGCAGACGGCGACATACAACGCCCGGTTAATCTTATGCACGCGCATACACGCCTGCATTTGGGACCAATGCGTCGGGTTCGAGACCTCGATTCCGTCCTTAAGGAGCTCCTTAAAGCGGCTCTCCTTGTATGTTTTGATCTCGAGAATATGCCGGGTCTTTTCGGCGCCCGGCACTCCGCTTTCAATAATCCCATCACACCCGCCAGAACCGACGTGCCCGCCTGCCCATAGCGGCTCTTGCTCGTCACCCGTCGAGTGAATCACACACCCGATGGCGCGCAAATCCGCGACCACCGACGCTTCCTCCGCATGCCCCCGACGGAACAAGCGGAGCTGGCGGCCGCTGAATTTCTCAGCAACCGCCCACCGAAACCGAAGCCATAGCCACCGATCGCAATGGTGGCCTAGCTCCGAAAACCCGAGGTAAGGCCTTGGGCCCTCGCGTCCAACGCGCTCATGATGCGCGTTGATAGCTTCGGTTATAGCATCGTCTGGCCGCGGAATTTTCGCCATGGTGTCTATGCCTTCTTGAACCAGGGCGGCGTTGCGCGTTGATTGGGCGCTACCGTTGCGGGTTTCGCCGCTTCCTTCTGAGGGGAGAGGTATGACTCATCCTCGTCAACCTCTCCTTGTGCGGTGACCGCAACGGGCGCCGCTTTCTTCGTGGGCTTCGCAGTCGCAAACTTGGGCACGGCGGACGCTGTTTTCTTCGGTGCTGCGAAGTTGCTCGGCATTGCACCGCCGATCGCTCTGTACCCCTTGACGTCGTTTTGGGGCCCGTATTCCGGGCTATTTTTCACGACCAGCCTGATCCCTAGCCTTGCTCCGATGAGTTGCGAACTGTCGTCCGCTGCACGCATGCCAATTGCCGTGAGCATTGAGCGCAGCTCACCAAGGCCGATTTTTACGCATTGCTCGCTAGGGTTCTTTATGTTGATCCTAGTATACGTGTTACGCCCCTCGTGCGACGGACCCTCAATGCAGAATTGGATCTTGATGTGAGCCTTGGTGACGGTCTGTCTGCCGTCGTCATCAAGCTCATAGGTCGGGATTACTTCGGCTTCTGCTATTGCCGCGTCATACCATCCCGCTGGCAATGCCTCGAGGCTGTCGGCTTCCGGCAATTCGTCAACGCTGAATGTGGTTCCAAAATCACCCATCACTTGCCTGCTTTCATGGGCGCGAGCTCGAACGATGGCCGCGCCGGTTTGGTTGTAATAGCATCCAGGAACACTTCCCGATCTGCGTCGGGCGCCGCGTCCCATTCTTTCTTTTTGATCTCCGGCTTCCACCGGAATAACTCTCCCAACAAAGCCTCGGCTTCGTGTTCCTCGGCAAGCGCCATGGCCTTGGCACCGTCGACTTTGGGCTCGATTCGGATCGTCACTTTGAACGGCCCGATCTTGTGCGTGCCCTTCACTTCCGTGTCGATGCGAGCGCGCTTCACCAACTCATCCTCGACAGCCCGGCGAATTGCCACGGCCTCGGCCTCGTCTTCTTTGGCTTGTGTCCACGTCTGCCAAAGGTCCTTGTCGCTCACTTCTTCAATTTCACTCATACCAGTTTCCCTATTATATGTCCGACATCCATAGGTTCCCATGGATCCAACCTACCGCTACGATCCTTGGCCATCCACAGACCATCCGAGCGACACATGACCGCGTGCACCGGGTCGCCCGCTTCGTCCTTTTCGACACGGAACGCCAGCACTTCGTCGAAGAAGTATGGCAACCCTTGGCCTAGTTTATTCCCGGGCATCGATGGGGCATAAGATACTTTACCCATTTCGTCCGTGCTCTTCTCCATCTTTGCAGTGAAGTAGACGTGTTTGCCTACTATGTCCCGGAAGCCGCGAATGATGGACGTCATTTGTTCTTGAGTCTCGCCGTACGCCTGGCGCGGGTCCTTGGCGGTACGTTTCTCAGCCGCCAGCACCACCTCCGCAATTTCAGAGAGCGAGTCGATTGCGATGCATTCGAATTGCTCTGACTCTGCGCTACTCGTCGCCCATGCGAACGCCGCTTGAAGATCACGCATTGACTTAATATCTACATACGGGATATCAATCTCAGTTTCCTCGCATGCGTTTGCTAACGACAATAGCCCGGCTTCGGCGCTTATAACGAACACATTAGGGATCGTCACGATTGCCCGCGTCTTGCCAGCGCCAGACTGGCCATAGGCCAGAACCTTAGCGCCGTTCGCCTTCACTGACCGCATTGTTTTGATATCAATAGCCATCGGTTCCAGTCCAGACTTCTATTACACAGAAGCCTTTTCCCGGCTTAGCCGGGTGCCATACCTCTATAATCTCAGCGTCCTTGGGCTTATCACTAGCTATAATGCCCAGTCCCTCATATGGTTTCCCGCGCCGCACGCCTGATGGCTGCAAGCAATCGACCGCAATCTTCGCCCAGCCAGCTAGGGCATCGGGCTCGACCGAAGAATACCGGAAGCACAGCACTTGCGGGCGCCCAGCCAATGGGTATTCGAGGCCGTAGTGTACTGGGTTGACCGGCTTCCTCATGCGCATGAGCACCCTAGCCCTGGCGTTCGCGGCCATCCACGCTTTTTCGTGGCGGGTACGGTTACGTGGTGGGCACTCGTCAATGTGCAGCATGTACATTGCAGCGATCGTGCCGTGCGGCTCTGGCCAGCTTATGCGACCGATGGGATGCAGGTCCCTTATGGCAGTTATATGAAAGTCAACGCATGGCTGCTCATAAAGTCGCTTTAGCACGACCTTACAAGTCATAAGGATCGTCGTTCCTGTAAGGGTATAAGTATTCGTCGGCTAGTCCCCATGCCTGCTCACGCTTGCCGCTAACGCGACGCTCGACCACTCCCGATGACTCAAGCTGCTTCAGGTCGTCGATAACGCGCTCAACCGGCAGACCGATTGTGGAGGCTATCAAGGACGCTGGTTCAGCTCCGCCTTCCCTAAACCCATGTGTCATCATGATGGACCTGACGGCGTGCTGGCGCCATAGCTCAAGCAAGCACTCTGGCATGTATACCGATACATCATGCTCATACGTATATGCGTTTGACCGAGTGAGCACGCTTGATAATTCAGTGATAAACACTGGCTTCCCTATGCGATTAGCGTGGGTATATTCCACGAGGCACCCGGGAGACTCTCGGAAGTTTTCCGGGAACACGACGGCCAGGCAATGGTCGATCATGGCGCAACAGTGATACATAGCGTCACGGTATGATATCTCAGGAACGCCAGAGCCCTCAACATGCCGCAGTTCCTGCAACGGCGACACGGTCAAGAACCCGGCAAAATTGAGCATTCTTGACATAAACGCGGCCAGCTTCCTGTTCTCCGCCGGGCTCTCAGTGTACGGATGCGCCACGTATATAGGGCCAACCAGTGGAACCTTTACATTTGGCACTATGTGGCCTCGTCTTCTATGTATAGTTGCTTGCCTAGTGCGCTCAGTATGCGGACGATCGTGTCCATGGACGCGCTCTTGCCAAACTCAACATTGCTGATTGTAGTTTCGGTTACGCCCGACGCTATAGCTACAGCTCGACGACTCAGTTTTAGCCGCTCACGCTCAAGCCTTATGGTCGTCCCTATGCCAGATAGTGAGACCTTGGTCGGCTCGTCTTGCTCATTGTTCATAGCGAGACCTGGCTTTCTTCCTTATACCCGACACTTCTACGATTGCCGAGACACTGTCCTCTGCCATAGACCCGATGGTCTCAGCCATGGCCACTGCCCCTTCCTCGCAGTTTGCTAGCATCCGGTGGCATGCTCTATTCTTTACGAAACCAAGCATAGTAGCAACTGCCGTGCAGAATATTACGCTTTTCATCTGTTGCTCTGCGAGCAGTTCATCCCACGGCCTCATACATGGGTGAGTTTTCTTGGTTATGTCTTTGGTCTCCCCATAGACCCAACCGTCCGCCTCCTTGCAGCGAAGCCAACATTCGTGTGATTTCTCTGGCGTGTTACCACCTATGGCCTCGCGAACGCCAGTGAACATAGATGCCTTATACCATGGTGGGCACCTGGCCCAATCGGGCATCGTGGCGTCGCCAATGCGTTCGCAGTATTTATTGTTTGCCTCGTGCGCGGCTATGGCGCACAACTCAAGCGCTTTTATATCATAGAACATAACTATCAATCGTCCTCTCCGGCTACCAAAAACCCCGCGAGCTCGCGTTCAGCCATGGTGGGCACCTGGCCCAAGTACTTCTCCCGCTTCCACTTATGGCCATTGCGAATGTTCTTCGCTCTATTCATGAGCGTTAGCGCGATGGTGCGCCTATGGTTATAGTCGTCCCGAGAAAGACCATAGTCACGGTCTAGCGCATCAGTGGCGTTGGATATTAGATCGGCGGCCCAGTCGTAGTTGCTTGCTTTCTGTTCAGAATTCATAGCCATCGCTCCCAAGCATATCTTCTAGCCAAGACAACTCGTCAGGCTCCCACCAGGGGAGCATGTGGCGTATGATGTGGAGGCCTTTGCGTGTCGGATGCCCCACGGCTTCACCAAAGCCGATGCATAGACGTACCGCGCGTCCTCGGCAGAGAGCTGGCCCGACGACACTCGGTACCGCAGGTGTTTCGCCAATGAGCGCAAACGGTTTCGGCGATCCGCCCTGCACGCTCGGCACCGTGACTCGCGGCCGTCGGCTCTTTTTCTGTCTAAGCTGAACGAGTCTATCGCTAGCCATTGGTCGCATTGCGGGCACATCTTCGACCGAGTCGGGCGCGGCTTCACGCGCGGGATTGCTATCCCTGCCATAGCTCACCTCTTGCAGTCCATTGACTCTTCATAGGTCCGAACGGCCTCATATGAGGCTATCGCACATAGCTCGATTACAAGCCTCCCCGGCCTCTCGTTATCCATCGTTTCTCCTCTGTCGTGGTTGCCAGAAGAGCTAAACGAAACGACCCAAGCAGTCAAGCGGATTGCGCAAGTTTTTTTTGAGAAGCGGATTACCTGCTAACTTCAAGTGGTTTAACCAGTGCAATTCCGCTACGCGCGAGCAATTCCAGCGCCCGACGCTCCCCGGCTTCGCTCCCCTCGCGACGAGCCACGCTCCTGGCCTCATCCAGCGAAGCCATCGACTGAACCCTGGCGACCTCCGCAGCCTGCTCCCGGCACTGGCCCGAAGTGTAATCACGCCAGCCAAGCGCCAGAAACCCCATGAGCGCCACTATAATGCTAGTGGCCGAGGTAGCCCATAGTTTATAGTTTGAGCGCGTCTTACTCTGCTCGGCCTTGACGTATGCCTTAAACTCCGAATGAACCTTTTCTATTAGCTCGCGAGTGGCTTCGTTTTCCGAAGTCATCCTATTCGCAAGGTGAACGTTAGACGCCATTAGCCCCCCGATAACCTCGTAAAGGTCATGGGGCACAGTTACACCTGTCGAGTCGAACAGCGGAAGTATATGGTTTCCGTCTTAACTTCCCCGCTGCTCATGGTCGCGGTACACGCAACGGCGTAGCGCGTGCCGTCGACTCCGCCGTTCGAAACGCGCACGATTGCGTCAGAACCGATGACACCCTGTGGGGTGACCGTCGGGTGCCCGCTTCCGCTCGGGGTTATCGCCCACGCGGCGCTTGAAACCGAAACACCGGACGGGAGCCACCTTGCGAAATCAACCGCATAATCGGCTATGTCGTTCGGGTAATAGTCGTCAAGAACTCGGCTGCTCATGGGTCAACCTTATGCTTTCTGTTTCTTGGGCTTACATGATACTTCTTGTCCTGTAATAGTGCCCAGTATGACCTATTGCGCCAATCCGCGTATAACAGCTTATCTGGCGCCGGTACTGAGAAACGGTTCTCAGATGGTAGCACGGGAGAAACCGCCCCGCCGTTGATCACGACCGGGGCGAACACACTGGACGCGCTCGCGATGAATGGCGTGGCGATCGTGGCCGCCCCAGGCGAGACGGTGGGCGCAAACACGCTCGCCGTTGAGACGATGAAAACGCCGTAGATTGTCGCGGAAATCGCCGGAGCGTAGGTGCTCGATGCGCTCGCAATGAGCGCCGGGGAGACGGTGACCGCACCGCGGGTGACGGTGGGCTCCGGTACCGTTGCCCCCGATGCGAGGAGGGGCGGGTAGAGCGTCGCTTCCCCATTCGCCGCCGTCGGCTCGAACACACTGGACGCGCTGGCGAGGAACGATGGGGAGATGGTGACGGCTCCCGGGGAAACCGTTGGCGTTGCAACCGTGGAAGCGGACGCGAGCAACGGCGGGGCGACTGTCGCGCCCCCGGAGGCCAGCGCCGGCTCGAACACGCTAGCTGTCGAGGCTACGATCGGGGGAGCTATCGCTACCGCCCCCGGCGCTATCGTGAGTGCCAGCACGACGGAAGCCGCGGCGATGAGCGCTGGCGCGATTGTGACCGCACCGCGGCCAACGGCTGGCGTTGCTACGCTCGAAGTGCTCGCTAGCAGTGGCGGAGAAATCTGGACGGCTCCGTTTACCGTCGGCTCGAACACGCTGGACGTTGCCGCGAGCAACGCCGGGGCGACGGCAACCGCACCGCGGGAAACCGTTGGCGCCGCTATCGACGAGCCCGACGACATAAGCGGGACCGTTATGGTCTGCGATCCGGTGCTCGGTGTATATGTGATCGACAGCGTCGGGAGAGTGCCGCGAGCATAACATACAGACCGCCAACTGACCTCACCATTATTATGCCAGCCCTTAGCACCTGCCGCGAACGCGAAATGAACGCCTTGCGTAGACAGTCCTGTGAACGTATATCCGGCGGCTATTAGATCGTTGAGATTTGTTGTCGGATTGAATGTGACAGTGTTGCCGTTGCTTGGGAATGCAACCTGGGTTTCAGTTGATCGATATGTGCGCCCCCACGGGTTATTGCTTAGCGGAGCGACAGGATTGTTAGTTGCTTCGCAACGCAAACCGGCTTCATCGCCTTCGCTTCCAGAGTTGTTGTTGTCGTATCTCGGTATTACGAGCGACGCTGACGTCACAGTCCCAGAGAACGACACAGAACGGAACATTAGTCCGGCCTGCATTTGCGTGTCGTATGGCTCGTCTAGAAATGCGCCGTATACCGACCACTCTGTTTCGACACCACCAGTCCCGCACTGGTAGGTGTCGAGCAGAACCGCTGATCCTGGTCCGTATGTGTCCGGGCTGATGCCTGCCGCGGCAACGTCTGCCGTCCATTCGATCTCGAGCTCGCCGCCGGGATCGTCGGTTACGAAGTCCCGAACCGATTTCGCGATCTTCTCTGGTTCAGCGCTGGCAGACTTTGCTTTAGGCTTGATCTGCGTCGGCACCTTCGCGAACGGTACCGCTTCGGTGCGCGCTATCCCGCGCCCACGAAGACCAGGAGCCAGAGAGCGATTCGTTACCTCGTCCTGATTCCACAGCACAGCCCAATCGTCGACGAGCGCCTTGTGCTGGATCGCAACCCATTTGATCTTCTGGTCTTGAGGGAGCCCCGCTTGCGTAAGCCGCACGGAAGCGGTGAGGACTCCGCAGCCGTTGGTGCGGACTTCGTGGACGCACGACTCTCCCTCGTGGTCGCAAGTGACACGAAGAACCGCCCCGTGCTCGGTACCGTCGCCAGCGTCGCACTCGACGTGGACAACTACTGGCAACGGGTCGCGATTCGCCTTGCGGAGTTCGAGCACTCCGCGGGCTTCCTCGACTCCCTCCCGCTCGAATATGAGCGCGGGACCGTCCACGCGAACCGAGCGATCGCCGCCGTAGTACAGACGCTCGCCGTCCCACCGATGTGGCAGGAAAGCGCCCGGTGAATCCGGGTCCGGGACGTTGCGCTCGCCGAGCACCCCGGTCCAAGTATGCTGGCCAGTTTGCTCGTCGATCGTTATGCGCCCGGTTGGCGTCCAGCGAGAAGCCATTGGGATTACAGCGCTAGTATGCCGCTGGCGTCCCACGTAATATTAGCGTCACCACCATTGAGTGTAATAGGTAGACCAGTGGCGGAATCTATATAGGCGACGAGCCTTGACGTTGATGCTGTGCCAGTGTCGATATAAAGAACCAACGCCTCGCACGGGTCGCCCGTCGCTCCGGTGAACGAGATGTCGGCTGCGTCAAAAACGCCGTTAGTGCCAGTCTTGCTGGCGAAATTGGCAGACGTCTCTTCTCTCGCGCCGGCTGGAATATCGGAAAGGAACTCATGCGCCGCTGAATACGTATAGTCGGCGGTGTCAACGAGAACCGCTTTGATATCGCCAGACAGTAGCCCGGCCAATAGAAACTGTTTCCACTTCGGATATATAGTGTTCGCCATTACCTATGTTTCCTCGTGGCGTCGCTTGACGCCTTTGCGGCGAGTCCAGCTGCGGTTCCACGGGCTCGAAGTAGCGCGGCTTCGCGCGCACGCTCGGCAGCTGCCTCGGCTCTACCTTCATCGATTGCGTTGATGATCGCTTGAATCGCTCGCGCTCCAATTCTCAGGATTGCGGGGCATTCCATCAAGAATCGGAGCGCTTGCAAAAAACTCATGGTGCGGTGTCTCCCGGGCGCTTCAGAGCAGCCCAGCCGAATACAGCGGAGCTCATGGAGAAAAGAAGAAGCCGCGCTTCATCATCGAGGAAGAACCCGCCGACCGCAAGCGCGGTCGAGATCACGACTAGGGCCACTTTTTGGGCGAATGGATTGGTCATGGATCAACAAGTGTCAGACGAAAGCCAGACGCGCAAGAGGCCCGTCGCGGCCGCCAAGTGGACGATGTGTGTTCCGGTGGCGATCATCCGCTCCGGCACGTTCGCTTGCAGGTAGCCTGCTCGCGTTGCGCCTGTCGTTGCGGACGCACTCACTGCGTCGCTCGCCCCGCCGAAAGCGTAGTGAGTCGCCTGGCTCGAAACCACGGTGATGAACTGGCGCTTTGGATCGACTCCAAGCAAGGTCTCGAGACTCGTTGCCGCGCTCGTTGTTCCGGTTGCCACGACTCCGATTTCGCCAATCTTGGGACCTAATACCTGATCGGATGCTTTATTCCAGCTCATGACATAATCCTTTGGGATAAGGTTTGGGTGGACTTCGCAGCTTGGCTTTCACGGCTGCTTGTTGGGGCTGGGCGTGCCTGCGCTTGCGCCTGCTCTTGTGCGACCGCCGCCCTTGCGGTGAGGGATTCCCTGCCGACCGTGGGCTCGATTGCGCCATTTAGCTCGAACGCCAGGTCCAATTCCACGCGCGTCGCCAACGGTGGGGGGATTGGTAGCGCGAGCACTTGCGTGATTGCTTCCTGCTGCATTCGCTCGAACAGCCTCGGATACACGGCTTTTACCGCTTGTATTGCGTCAGGATTGACGCGCCCTTCCTCCAAGGAATCGAGAACAGAGAGCGGATTTGCGACGGCTTCCCACTGCGCTTTCCATCGAGAAACCTCGGACGCCGGCGGGGAAACCCCGAGTCTGGATAGCTCCGGATCGGCTGCTACTGCCGGGAGCGCGGCTCGGAGGAATTGAGCGGCGCCGATTGCCTTGCCGGCGAGGGCCCCGTATGTCTTCGGAGCGCCGTAGGCAAGCTCTTCCATGCCGCTTCCAACGCGCTGGGTTATTATGGTTCCTCCTAATGAGGTTATATTGCGAATCTCATCGGAGCGATGGCGGAACGATTCGAGCTCGTCCTTGCCATCAACGGCGAAGTTGACGATCGCCGGCACGGCCGCGTGCCTCGCTCGTTCTTTCGTTTCTTCGGTGAGCCACGGCGCTCTGACGCGCTTCCTGGAGTCCTTTTCGAGGCCTGCTCCGGAGCGCGTGCCGCTTGCGCCTTCGGTCAGCGGACGGGCGTTGCGGCGTTTCAGGAAGCGTCCGATTGCGCCGGAAGTCTTCTGGTCGACGGCCTTAACCATGCCTTGAATTGCCGCGGCCTGTTTGATGGCCATGCCGGGCCTGGTGAGCATCGAGGCAGCTGCCCCAATCATTGCGCCCGGGATTCCCCCGAGGATGCCGCCCCATGCGGCTCCGCCAATCATCCCGCCCATTCCGCGGCTTTCGCCCTCAATCAGACGATGAATCTGGTTCGAGGCGCGAACGGTTTCGTCGGCTTTCGCGGCCAATTTGTCGACGGCCTCAATCTGTTTTCTGGCCGTTGCGAGCTGCGGCGCGAATTCATCCGTGCCGGTTGCGATTGCCTCGATAAGATCTTGCGCCGCGACTATGTGTCTCTTTACGAATTCCTCGTCGAGTTCATTAGTCGCGGTTCCGAGTTTATCAAGGCGTGATAATATCTTCCCGGGGTCAGCCCTGAACACGGGACGCGAGTAATAGTCTCTATCCTGAACCTTGCGAAGCCACGCTTCCGAGAACACTTTATTGGTGTCCATGTACCGCTTAAAGGCTTCGTTCTTTTCGCGTTGCCACTTCCCGAGCCTCCCCCATATGCGCTCATTTTCTAGCATGAGCCTTGATGGCTCTTGGACGCTTTCGTAATAGTCGGCAAGCTTTTGCGTTCCCAGCTGCCCTCCTCTGTTGCCAGATCGACTCGCTCCCTTTGCTGCCTCAGAAAGCGCGACGTGTTCTTTTTGAAGCGTCCTTTTCGCCTCGTCAAGCAAATCGAAAGCACCAGCCCCGTCAACTTCATCGAGCTGCGCTATTAGAGTATATATATAATCGGCGGTTTGCTTGCGAGCGCGGGAGTTCCCTAATAGCTCGTTAGCGGCTTGGTACGCCGCGAGCTCTTCAATCGACGCGTCCTTGGCTGGCGCATATGGGGCAGTGTCGTCTATGACTCTTTGGATCTTCGCAAACTGGCCGCGAACCTCGGCAAGCTGCAACGCCTCTTGCTCTTTGAGCTTGGCCACCATTGACGGTGTCATCGGGCCATCCGGAACTATCATGCGTCTTATGTGCTCGCGGCGTAGCCGGCTATCAACGACCGTCTGAATAACATCGTCGGCTTCGGTCGCCATAGAATCAACGGCCTTGGCTATGTCTCTAGCGGCATCGTTGATTATATTGTCGCGGTTCGAATATAAGTCACGGGCCTTCATCGCCGGCTCATCCCACCGTAGCGGGCCAGCTTTTTTGATGATGGCCTTGCCCTCAGCATCGGCTCCGGACGCGACCGCTTGCGCCTCCTCAATCATCTCCCGGATGTGTTTTCCGAGGCCTGGCGCTGGCGCGACTCCCTCGCGCTTGAATACTTCCCCGACGGCTTCATCGATGGACTCAGCAGAGGGCATGGTCTTGGCTGCCGTGCTCGGCGCTACATCATCTGCACGTCCGAAAACGCGCTTGAGCTTGCCCATGCCTTTCGTCGCAAAAACAGGCGCAATACCGATGCCTCCCCCGAGCACGGCGCCGAGCCCGACGGAGCCCCACAGCTGCTCGGCGGTGAGTTCTGAATCTTGGATCCATGCTTCCTCGGCAGCTGCTCCGGTGCCTTGTGCCGCCCCTTCCAGGGCGAATCCAGCGGCCCTGCCAAGCGTACGAGAAGCGCCAGCGGCTACCGCACCGCGCGCCGCGCCGATGCCTGCCCCAACGGGCATACCGGAGCCTGCAATCGACCCGGCAACGTACCCAGCGCCGGACGCCAGCGGGTTCTCTTCCGCTCGGATGCGCGCCTGCTCGTCATACTCGCGCTCCGCAACCGGACCCTCACCGCCGGCAATCTCGCTCGCGAGGAATCGCGCTCCAGATAGGGTCGAACGTCCAGTGATGTCGGCGAGTGGATCTGCGTCGATGGCGCCAACGGCCTCGGCTCCCGCCGTCGCCAGCTTCGGAATCGCCAGCGCCGCGTCGACGGCTCCCGCCCCAACCCCTTCGGCAAGCGCGGCCGCGCCCCCGACGACTCCAGCTTGCTGACGGCGGTTGAAATTGTCGCGGTACTCCGCTTCACTCGAAGGAAGCATTTCCCCCGAGTCGACGAGCTTTTGCGCATCCTCTGCAGACGTGCGAATCCAGCGTTCGCCGTTGCGGGATTTGAGGTAGACCTTGCCAGACATTACGGCAAATCTTCCCGCTCCGAAGGTGTCGGTGCGTTGCGCTCACGATTCACGCGCGCTTGATTGCGCATATACTCTTCCCGTACAGCCGGGTCATATGCGGAATCCCATGCTTTCTCTTTCTCTGTAACTCCTGATATCAACCGGCGGAGTCCAGTTAACACGTCACTGTCCCACGACCCAACGATCTGCTTAGTGAGCCTAGCTTGTTCTTGCTCAGTGGCTTGTGCTCCAGATATAATCTTGATATAGCTAGAGACCACGGCCCCTATATCGGATCTGGCGTCCCTTCCCTCTTTCGTTAGCGCCGCATTTGGGGCGTTAGACGTCCAGCCAAGGCCAGCAACACCGTCCCAATCTTTAGGGACAATCAACTCGCCGTTTGGCGTTATGGTGGCCCCTATTCTTTCGGCAGCAACCTTAAGATTATTCTTGAACGTCGCAACGTCGGCTTTCTTTTCGCCATACGCTTCAAGCTTATCGGGGTCCGCTCGACTGCCGCCTTCAAGCTCCCGGCGCTTGTTGCGAATTTCCTCGCCACGCAAGCCGAGCTCTTGGGCCTCCAGTTCCTGCTTTCGGATCTTCAGCTGCTGTTCAACTGGCAGTTCATCGAACGTGACGCTACGCCCTGGCGTGCCCCTCTGTGGTTGCGCGAATTCGTTTTGAAGCTGAATTACCTTCTTGCCAGTGGCGGCATCCTTGAACTGCCGTTCCCTCTCGATGGCTTCCGCTTGCGACTGGGCGCGCCAAATATCAAACGCGGTGCGCGATTGCTCTGACTTTACGAATCCTTCCCACGATTCGCGTTCAGCGTCAGCAATCGCCAGCATTGAGTTTCGCAGCAATGACCTTGCACTATCGCGATCGCCAGTTATCTTCTGATACTCAGCAAGAGCACTGTTCTTATTGTCTTTTGCGATATCAATATCCGCTTCCTGGGCGGCTATGTCATCGTCAACGGCTTTATTGATTATCGCTTGCGCGCTGTTTTTGCCGCCTGTTAGAGCCGCTGAATATGCCCCTAGACCAGATGCTATAGCTGAAACTATAGTGCCAAATGTCCCTATGCGCTTGAAGTAGCGTCGCGGGTCAACTTCCTTGGAGTTATAGGCGTCCCGCGCCTTGCCCACTTCTCCCCATTGCTTGTCAGCTGCCGCAATCGCTCGTTGCAATTGCTCGCGCTGTAGCGCTTCATCCTCCTGCAATTGCGTTGCGCGCTTGCGCGCTTCCTGACTCTGTACTGAGTACATGGCGGCATCGCGCTCGGCTCGCGTTTGCATCGCCTGGTCAATGGCGAGGTCGGCCTTGGCTCGTTCTGCCGCTGCTTCCGGCGAATATTCTCCCTCGATTGTTTGCGTGGTGACCGAGCCGCGGGGAACCATTACGCCGCTTTCGCGCTCTGCCATCGGGTCGCGCCCAGGCGTTCCGGGAACCCAATACCGGGGCTCCGGAGGTGGCTCCGGAGGCGTTACCATCGCTTGCGGTGCGGCAGGCGGTGCGGCGGGCGGCGCTGGCCGTTGGGGGCGCGGCGAGCCGTTGCGAGTCGTCCCGAATTCAGGGGGCGGCGGGGCCTGGACGGGCTGCACTGGGCCCGCTGGTGTAGAGATTCCTCCGCCTGGCATGGGAGCCATGGGGACCATTTGAGCGGTCGCCCCCTGATATCTGGTCTCGTCCAAGCGGCGTGCCAGGTCGTCTGCTTCTGGCCCGAATAGATGGAGGGGAGACCCATCGTCGCGGATGAATTCATATCCACCAATGCCATCGGCTTGATAATCTTTGAATCCGTAAGCCATTATCGTGCCCCATTAGACATAGCAAAAAGCCGCTTCATTCTGTCCTGGGCAGCAACGCCAACGCCAGGAGATGGCACCGTCTGCCCGGCTCCCCTCGATGCTGCCGCAGCAGCTGTGCCTGATACGGTTCCAGCCGCTGCCCCCTGCTGGGGCATGGTATTGCCGGCTGCACCAGCGGCCGATGCGGCAGCGTCAGACAGAAGAGCGATGTTAGCGGCATCGCGTTGCGTATCAGCTTGGGTATTGACAGAGCCAGCGCCAATCGCCCAGTTCCCTATATTGGTTTCGTACGCACCGCGAGAATTTAAGTCCCCGGCGTTCATACTCCTAACTATATCGCCATAGCCCATGCCCGCCGTATTTGCGGCGTTCATGTGGCTAAGGTTTGATGTTATGCCGAATTGGGTAGCGCTGTTGGCGGCATTAAGCGAACCAAGGGCACCCTCTTGCTGCATACCGCGCAAGGCGTTGGCTCTGTCATATTCCGATCCGGCAATGCCCCTCATGCCCAGCCCATAAGAGTCATTCATGCCCATCTGAGCCTGGGTAGCGCCAATGGCCTGCCCAGCCACGTTTGCGCCTTGCGCGGCGTAGCCAGCGCCAGCGCCAGCAAGCGAGCCGGCGGCATCTAGTTGGAGTCCTCCGCCGTACTGAGCTCCGGAAAGTGCATTTTGAAGCGCTCCGATGCTCTGTCCACGAAACGCCAGATTGTTTTCTGCGCCCATGCCGAGCGCTTGAAGCCTCAAATTCTCCTCTGCTTGGCGCCCCGCAAGCGCGCGATCGGCGTTCGCGCCGAGCACGCCAAGGGCGGCCGCTTCGGTGTTTGCAGCCCCTTGAAGTGCTCCCAACTGCTGCCCGCCGAGCGTCCCTCGCGCCCCCTGGGCAACGCCGAGCGCGCTCAATTGCTGCTGACGCCAGGCGGCTTCCTCTTGAGCTCGGAGCCCTGCCATTTCGGCGGAAGTCTGTTGTTGAATACCCGCCGCATTCGCCATGGCTTGGCGAGCCGCGGCACTCGATGCACCGCCCCGCCCGGAGCGGGAGAGCGCCATTTGCCCGGCGATCGCTCGGTCTTGCCCCTGAAGCAATTGCGCCTCGGCCGCGCTCGGTCCCATCCCGCGCCCAGCGTAGTCTTCGAGGCGAGAGATTCCGCCGTATTGACCGGCAATATCACCTTGCCCCATCGACGACATAACACCAGCGGTGCGCTGCAGTCCAGCGCCACTTACAGCTCCCTGATTGAACGAACCCGGGTCATAGTTTGCGAATGGGTTAGTGTATGACTCGGACCCCATGCCCGTTAGGCGAGATGTTATATCGCCCATTTGCCGTTGCGGCTGAGTGTCACCGGCAGCAATCGAGCCCATAGTGCCCATTGCGGAGGTCTGAGCGTCGGTGCCCTGCGGGCCGTACCTCCCGGCGATGTTTTCCAGGGGGCTAGCGATCCCAGCGCCACGGTACTGCACGCCCCCCGCTAGCTCGTTGACGTAACCTGCCCTAGCGTCTGCCCTGGTTATATCCTCGGCCGCACCACGGTATAGAGCGTCACCAGTGCCAGCGGCAGTTGCGGCCATGGTATTTCCAGCCGCAAGCGCGCTTTGCCCGGCGGACCGTGCCCCGCTAATGGCGTCAAGCGACCGTTGTCTTGCTAGATCAAGGTCTCCCTGTTGAGCTGGGTTATACGTGAAGTTTTCAAAGTTTGGGTTATATGGGTTAACATTATCAGCCGAGAATGAATCATCGACGGCGTTAACGCCCCAATTCCAAGCGTCTTCCGCAAGGCCGTATCCGCCCTTTGCCCAACTAACAGGGTTATACCATGCCATGTTATTCCGTCATCTTTCTAGCGCCGAGGTTGCGGAGCATCATGGATTCGCTGGTGCGGCTCGCGGAATTCCTGGTCAGGTTGTAGACGAATTCAACGGGTTCCGCCGGTAGCTCGTGCTCAACATAGCCCAATTCCTTGAGCTCTTCCAGGAACAAGACTTCCTCCCCTCGGCAGGGGGCGAATTCGATGGCTGCTTTCGGAACGCGAAACCCAATGGTTGGGCCGTGGAAGTGCCACGTTCTGCCAATGAAGTAATCGCTGCTTGCGTCTTCTATGGCGAATTCCCTCTGTCCTATGACGTCAGCACCAAGCGCGAATGCGTCAGCCATACGCCCTATGTACCCGGGACCGTAGTAGTCGTCGTCGTCCCATATAGCAACAAGATCACCCGGCGATAACGACGCCAAGCCCTCGTTCTTTGCAAACGACTGGTGCGGGGCGCCTCTATACCGAATCACGGTTTCGCTGTTGCCTGGGGAGCCCCATGAGCATAACGCGGCGCCATTCTCAACTATGATTAGGCGCGCGTCCTTATCGTGCTGGCGAGCCCAATTCTGACGGACGTTATCCGCCATGTGTGGGCGCGAGAAAGGTACTATGAGGTTAATCACTCTGGGGTGTCCGCTGCAAAGAACTTGCCCGATATCGTGGCCTTAAGAACTGCCCCCGGTGGAACATTGTCTATATATATGTCGTTAACACCAGATGAGAATCTTATTTCCGTGGTCTCGAATTCCTCGCCAGCGCCGACTGCTCCCGTGCGCTCTTGCGTGAAGGTTCCTGTTATTCGCACCGCGCCGTCAGACGCGCTTATACCAAGGACGACGCTAAGAACGGTTTTGAAAGTGACAGGGTAAGCTGTGCCGTTATATGGTACATAACCGAATACGGTTATGGTGGCATCAAACGCAGCATTGTGAGAGTTCGCCAGCGCCACTAGCCCGACCAGAACGCTGGCGTTCCATATAAGGAAGTCCTCGTTCCCTACATCAGATATCGACTTTTCGATGAACGCCGTTCTATGAACATGCCTTGTGGCAAGCGTGTTTTCTGAGGCATTCTCATGCGTGAGTTCCGTGACATTGCCGAGGGGATCGACGAACCGCAGGCCTTCGGATGAGCGGAACAACACGCCAATCCCAGCGCTGGCTGGCGCTGGCTCCGACACGGCACCAAGGAAAAGGCCAGTCCAGCCCTTGCTTGCGCTTCCGCTCGAGACCGAGCCAGCTTGCGGATGATGCGCCGTTGCCGTCACCTGGACGTTGGTGGAGCCGACCTTGACCGACATTGACGTCCCGGCAAGGATCTCAGTCGGAAGGGCTGCCGCGCCGAAAGTCTGGATGCCGGTATCAGTGATACGAACCATATTATGAGTCGTCGTCCCATATTGGGATGCCAAACTCATGCCGTTCATCATCTGATAACCCTGGTTATCGAGCACGCTATTACCAACACGAACGAACCCGTTTCCGTATTCTATCCTATGCTGGGTCCCACCGGAAGCCGGCGTATGATAATGCCTTGTTACCGACAGGTAATGAGCGCTTTGGAGCGTGGCCCCAACATGAAACGCGATGGGGCCGCCTCCGACCGGTGACCTTATGATCGTTCCGTTGCCGCCAGCTGCCGCGCTTCCCGGGCTCGCGGCAGGCCCGAACACGGTGTTTCCGTTTTCGTCGACAAGCTCAATCATTGGCGTGTCGCCAGTGGCGGTTGGCCTTGATATGTCCCCCGTCATGGTCCCGCCGGCAGTCGGAAGGAATGAGTCATTATCAAAGTCATTGACGCTTAGCATGGTGTCAATGATATCGTATAATATATCAGACACCTCTGCAGTCGTTATGGATCTGTCCTGCGTTTCATTGCGAATATGCAGGTCAATGAGCGCCTTAATTTCGGCTTTGCTTCTAATGGTCATGGCCCAAACAGGTCCTCAAACGGGTAATCCCATGGCGTAAAGTCGAGGGACCCGTCCGCCCCTGTTCGCCGTCTACCACCGCCAATTGCTTCAACGTCCAGCGCAACGGCGTGGAAGCGCCATTTCCCGCGGCCGTCCGCCGTCATGCGGAGCAAAAGGGACTCGCGCTTTTGCCGCGGGACTCCCCACTCCCACCGGGCCCACGCTTCCCCGTCGCCAGAGTCGAAACTTGACCCCACAACTCCGCCTAGAACCTGCTCGGTTGAGTCGTCCTGATCTAGGAGCGTGAGCCTTCCGCGGGTCGATGAAGAGAGCAGGGCGACGATCTTTCGAAGGCGCCCGAAACCGTCTTGCCCGAATGGGTACATTCGCCCCAGATCTAGCGTTATATCCAGCGGCGCAGCCCAAGCGGGCACGGAAGCCGGCTCAGCCTCGAGGCACAGATACCGAGCGCCGGAGTGCTCACCAATCCAGGCGAGTGAGTTGGAAACCACGGCAGACCTGCCGGGTGCCTCGATTGTTTCCCGGTGCCAGTTGCCACCGGCAACGTCATAGACAAGGCGAATGGTTCGCGTTGATATAACGATGCTAATAACGCCGCGCCTGTCGGCCTCTGATATACCGACGACATTGTCAGAGTTCACTAACGAGAACCATACGGGAGGCCCAAGTGGGCTAACCGTATTCGCCCCTGGTGCTATAACATATAGTTTCTTGTCCGAGCCCTGGAACACAACACCGATCGAAGTGCTGCCGATTGCCAGCGGCGAAACGGCGCCCGTCGGACCCTGAATATCGAGCGGCCCGAACCACTCGCCGTTCCCGTTGACGTCCGGGCCATTACCGGACACTGCCCAAACCCGGGCACTTCCGAACACCAGCCACTGGCTACCGCCCCACGCAACGCCCACCACTTCGCCGGGGAAGCGCATGCGGAGCGCGTCCAAATCGCTCCAAACCGGTGGTTCGCCGGGAAAGAACTCATGGCTCCAATGAACTTCATTCGGATCTTCGAGGCCTCCGCAAAGCACTCGAGTGGAGCTTGCCGCGATGCTTCGGCAGGCCGGGGGCGGGTCGTAGGGAAGCTGTCCGCCAAGGGCTCCGGAGGCGCCTTGCGTGTAGAGTATTGGGCGGCTAATTAACACGCTATCTGGCGTCACGTCACGGAATGATACTATGCCGGCGGTACCTATGTCGCGATCGACAGAAGAGCCGCCGTAGTCCTCGCCATAGTCCGACTCTGTGGCGCCTTCGGTCTCGTATGAGCTTGGCTGTACCTCATAGAACGTGGATCCGCTCCCCTCTGTTCTGTATAGCACGGCCTGAACGCCGCGCATGCCGGTCGGCACTTGCCTGGCTCTTATATTGATTATAATGCCAACGGTTGATGATATGCCGGTTACAGAGTATGGTTTGCTCGGCGCCGATGAATGCTTAGTCCCAGTCGCGTCCGTCCACGTCCACACAACGACATATTGAAACTCTCCCTGTATTACGGGGTCTCCGCTTGGCGTTGTTGAGAGTGAATGGCTTATGATTGACGGGGCTCCGAATGAAAAGCCGAGGTCAAAAACCCGCTCCCCATCGAACGCCGCAAGGTAGCCACCGGCGAACAGCGTGAGCCCTCCCGCTCTTGCTGTCGCGAATGCTCCGTCGGAGTCGAGCAGCTGGTCCGCTCTGTTCCAGCGGAATAGGTCAACCTGCAACGGGGAGCGCTGGCCCGGGTAGTCTGGTCTGAATATCGGAACAAGCGCCAGGGCCCTGCCGTTATCGTCTATCGATAGGCTTTGGCCGAACCATGAGGCGCTTATATATTGCGGCTGGTTCGCATCGCCGTCGTTCGGTTGGAATACCTCCCCGCTCGCAAATGACGACTCGGCCGACAGTATAAGACCGCCGGTCGGGCTAGTCCTGATTCTAAGGACGTGCCCGCGATCGTATAGCGGAGAGTTGTAGTTTGATATCACTACAAGCGACTCTGCTCCGGACTGTGATAGGCCAGTGACGGGAACATATTCCCTTAGATCAACGGGAGCCCACTCAACCTGATCAGTTGCGGAATATCTGATATAAGACCACTCTATAGCATCAAAACGCACGGCTTGAATCGAGCGCTCCGTAACCAGGTATATTCCATCGTCCTGGTCTAGCCTTGGCCCTATTACCCCGGGATAAACACCGGCAACGTCGCTCGACTCGGCAACGGTGCTGGCTATAACCGACGGCTCATCAGGTGGCTCGATTGCTATCGCCACATATGAGTAACGCTTGTCTAGGTCGTCAAGGTACCTTATTACGAGGGCTTCGTTTCCGTCCCTTGTGTTGGCGATGCATGCGTCCCAGCGAGCCCTATACGAGCCGCCGTTTGCTATGTCAATCGGGTCCGTGTCCAAACCATTCACAACCAATATGCCAACGTTGGGATTAGTGGAACGGCATATCCTTAGGTTTCCCTGTGGGCGCTCATATACCGCAACCCATCCAAACGAAGTTGCCAGCATGCGCAGTGCGAATGCGTCTGCAAACGGAACTCCATACGCGCTTAGCGTATTGGTGAGCATATCAATACGAGCTAGGTTGCTTCCCGCCGTCGCTGGTGTTCCAACGAATAGGTACTGGGTGCCGTCTAGCACGGAAACAGCTTCATATTCCGTGGTGTAGAAGGGATACACTTGTCTATCCGCAACGAAAACCAGGCCCTCGCCTTTCCGTTCAAACACGCTATATCTTATGGTGTTTCTTATCGCAACCGTGTCGAATATAGCTTGGCGATACGCAACGAAAATATGGGTTGCCGTCGATGACACGCCAACCGGGCGCACATTGTTGAAAGCAACATGCGTGCGCCGTGGCGCCGCAAGCCTCGGGAGGTGACCCATGCGCCGCAACTGGGCTGAGCCCGCCACTTCCTGCCGGTAGAGCGCACCTGGCGCGGCAATTAGCGTGCGCCCGTTGTGCTCGGCAACGTTGACCGCGTCCACTTCAAGCGGCCCAAGCGCCTGCCATCCCGGGCACGACTCGACGCCTCCCCCACGCCGCACGTGGACGTTGACCATCTGGCGCAAGGCGCCGTGTGGCATCATGCGCTCGTCCGTGTCCTCGTGCTTCTTGCCGATGGTTACGGCAACCCTGCGTCTCATATCTTATGCCAATACCATTCGGCTGAGCCGTCAACAGACGGGACAACCTGTATGAATATCATACATGCGTTGCTGGCTATTAGTGTACCGTTCGTCGCTCCGTTAAGGCGACACCCGACGGCCTTTACTGTCAGATCAAAGTCATTGTCACGCTTGCGAATTATAACGTTGCGCCAAATGCTATTAGTGCCGGGCGCGACAAGCGTTATGGTGCGTTCTGATTGAAGATCGACATCGGCGTACTGGCCAGCGCGTAGCTCAACCGTTCCCCTACCCGCCCCAAGGATTGGAACAACCTTGAGCTCAAGGGTGGAAAGGCGCGCGTCAACGGTGCGCTCGTAGGTCTCAAGCTGGCGTTGTAGCTGCCGCTTGTCGCCAGTGTCCCATTTGCTGCTCATCGCATCCGCCATCGCATGATTGGGTCAGATGACAGGCGATTGCGCGCCCCCCGAGTGTCTTTTCGGTGCCCGCTCTTGGAGCGTCGGCTGATGGCACTATCACATGCCGAGCGGTACGCCTCGGCCATCCCCATGCGCGCGTCCCGTTTCAGCGACTCGAGATCATCGCGGATGGCTATCTTTTCAACCGCTCGCCAAACGATCCAATCGGTGAACCCCGGTAGCACGTCAAAAGTATCATCGTTTTCCAACATATCATTATACTGGCGATGGTACCATATGGTGTATTCATACGGAGCGTCAGGGACCGGTTGGATCGCTATGGTTTCAGCGTCTATGAGAGACCATGAAAGGGGTATGCCTTGCCTAGTTGCTGACGGGTCGAACGCTATGCGGTCGCGCAGCGACACGCTTTCAAGCGTCATAAGAATGTCATTATATATGAAGTCAATGCCGAGTACCCTGTCAGCGTCGCTCGGCACCGGCAACTCGGCATAGTTCGCCCCGTCCACTGCCCGAACCGGATCCATTGTCCAGCTATTACGTCCGATATAAAGCTCCGAACCATCGCTGGCCAGCGCGTTGCGTAGCTCAACAATGGCAAGGTTTATCTCGGAATTAATAGAGGCATCCCTATGCCTAGCCGTGTCGTACTCTATATCCGCACGGCTACGCACAAGGTTCCGCAATTCGAGCAATGAGACGGAACGCATTGGTTCACTCCTCTAGCGCGAGCCTTATAAGCTCCCGGAGACTAACAGCGTCAACCTCCGGAAACATATCAGCCGCCAGCTCCTCGAACGTCAATTCGGGCTCGTCCACGGCCTCTGCCGTGGCTCCCGAGCCCTCACCAAACACGTCGGCAAGGCCGGGCTGGGCCATTACTTGGCGACCTTGGCGCCAAGCCATTCGAACGATAGGACAGAGCCATCAGCAGGATCAGCCGCCGTCGCCCCGCCGTCTGAGTAGCACTGAATTGACATAGTTCCGTCGGACGCGCTGAACGCTCGGATCGCAACGCAATCGATATTACTCGATACACATTGAATCTTGGGGGGCCTCATGACTCCGCCAAGCGGGAACGTAAGGTCATAGTCGCCGGCCCCGGCGCGCGTGATTGTCACGCCAGAATCGGAATCACCGTCCAGCGTAACGGCTCCGGTGCTGCCGATATCGGCGGCAGCCTGAACGATGACACCCTGCAACAGCGCCGCGCGAACATTGCCCTTGGCAATCTGAGAAACATACATAGCTTGAACCTCATAAGGGGACGCATTGCGCGCCCCCTATCGCAAGGGGTTATTAGAGGCCAACCCGTCCTTGTCGAACGGGGGCCCTGGTGTATTGCGCCGGGTAACCAATGAGCCTAAACTCATAATCATCGGTCGTCGACTTGCGAAGCAGCGTCAGGCCGTCGCCATTCAACGGATGAATCAGAGCGTCCATGCTCGTGAGCTTCCACATATCGAGCTCAAGCGCGAAGTAGTTGTCTCGAGGGCAAAACGGATCCGAGTAGATGCGCTGGCGCTTACCAGCCAATACCATCTCGAGATACTCATAGCCGAACTTCGTAGAAGTGTCGGTCAATGAGCGAGTGCCCTGGCTCTGCAACGTGGATTGCAGGTCCTGCCAGTTCTCGGGATGCAAGAACCCCTTGCTAGGAACCTTGGTGCGGAAGCGCCCGCTCATCCACGTTCCAAGCATGGTGATGCGCTGCTCGATATCCTTCCCGGCAAGCTCCGCCGTAGGGACATAGCAGCCGGCGAGGCGAACCGGATCAGACGTGCGAGTCACGCCGTACAGAGCGCCAGGCGTTGCGGTGCCAGGGATCTGGTATTGCATGCCCTTGAGGATCGGCACCCCGGTATCACCCGAGAAGTCACCGACTCGGAAGATATAGTCTCCGGCGTCTTCGCCCGTCATGGCCGCGATTTCACCAGCAGCGCACGTGAACGTGCCAGCGGCAGCGTTCACGGCCGTAACGGTTGCGGTGCCAGCTTGCAGCGTATGAGCGGCAGCAGAGCCGTCGTTCTCGCTCGTCGCAATCTCCATGCCCACATGGAAGTTGATGATGTCGCTTGGCTCGGCAAGCGTGATTGTATCGGTGCTAATGCTCCCAATCACACCAAGCGCACCGCCGCCATTGCCCCACGCATGCGTCGCAAGAGTGTCCAGCATCTGTTCCATGATGCCGTCCATCTCCGCGCCCTTGTTCTCAAGGTATGCGCCTGGGTTATTGCGAGAGGCCTTGATAACCTCATCGCCAATCTCAACGGTGCCGTGATAGCGCCCGTTCGTGACGAGAAACTTTACGCCCTTGACGTTGGTGGCGTTCGCTTGGCTTTGCGCTCGTGTTGAAGCTGCCACGCCTTGCGGATTGCCAAGGATAACGGGAACGCCAAGCGCTTCGCCGCTATAGTCCGTGTCCCTGGGAATCATGCCCAATAGCGGGCGATCGTTCCCGATCATGTTTTCAACGCGGTCCGAGGAAGCACGCTCCTTAAGAGCGAAGTCCCACGTGTTAACTGTGCTTGCCATTACATCCTCATAATGCGCTATCAGTCTCCAGCTTGCAGCATAGCGGCGAATTTATTACGCCACTCCTGGTCCGTTTTCGGCGAACCCTTTGCTGATGCCTCGACTGACGCTCCCGAAATCGTCCTTTTCTTCGCCGGCTTTCCCGGGGGATGTTTCTCGCCAGGTTTGACGGGCTGGGTCCCGTTGAATGCCCTATGTTGCAGCTCGTATCGCTGGCGCGCAACCTTTAAGACTTCCTCGGCTGCTTCTTTCGCCGAAACCGTTGAATCAGTGCTCTGGTCATACTCTCGCATTTGCACCGCGAACACAGCCCGCACGAATTCCGCATCTTCGGCGAGGATGGCTGAAGGCCCCTCGATTCCCTTGAGCTCCCCTTGTAAGCGCTTCTGATACTCGGTGCGCGCGGCAGCTTGTTGCTGCTTGGCGCTCTCTACCTCAGCACGCTGGGCCTGCTCGCGCTCCTTACGCTCTCTTTCGATCTTGTCGCGGCGTAGCTCTTGAACCTCCTGATATTCCGGAGAGGTATGCTGGCGAAGTATGTGCTTATTTAGGCCAGACCAGTCGGAAACGTCGAGCCCGAGCTGCTCGCCGACAAGCTTTGCAAAGCCGTCTAGGTCGCGAGCCTTGAGCGCGTCCGCTGCGCTTCTGATTGGCTTGAGCGCCTCCAGCTCTTTCGCGGCAAGCTCTGCCACTTCGCGTTTCGAGGCCTCGATTCGGGCCAGTTGCTTGCGCTTCCACGCCCTGAATTCGGCGCGTTCCTTGGGCGTTGGCGCGTTCTCACCCTTGTCTGCTGGCTCTGAATCGTCCGCATCGTCGCTTGGAACCTCCACACTGTCATCCTCGGCAGGAGCAACGACAACAGGCCTAGCAGCAACCGGAGCAGCAGGAGTTTCAGCGCTCCCACCCTCGGCCGCGCTTGCAGCCGCTTCGGCCTTTTCCCATAACGCTCCATAGTCAATATCCTCGGCAGCCATAATTATACTCTCCTCTTATTTGATGGTTATTCACTGAATAGGCGCCCCCACAGCACCAGGGAAACCACTCCCGCCCAATGGGGGAGGAGACACGGGGCCGGACCCCATTGGGTCGGGCTGCGGGGGCATAGCTCTTTTAATAAGCTCCTCAAGGGATCGTATATATCCCCTCAAGAGCTCAAGGTTCTGGTCTGGCGCGCTGTCTCTCAACGCTCTGTTATACTCACGCACAACCACCTGCATTGCCGCAAGTGGATCCAGGATATATCCGTCTGGTGTGTGAAACTCAAAGCCCTTGGCTGAGTCAGCGTCGAGCATGCGGGCGACCTCCCATTCTATGCGCTCGCGCTCGGAGTTCTGCGCCTCATACTCCTCTTTTAGATCCGGCATATCAATCAAACGCATGAACGTTTGGGGCGATATGGCTCCCTTGTCTAGCAGATCTTGCGAGACCTGGAGTCTCCCGGAGAATGAACTCGGAAGCGCGGAAGACGGCTGGATTGATATGATATACATATCATCCGCAAGGTCCACGTCCTTCCACGTGATCTCGCCGTGGAATGAACTGCCTGGGAACGGTAGCTTAAAATCCGGCTGCTTATTTGCTATAGCCCTAGCACAGTCCACTATTAGTCTTGCTAGCGTTACATATGAGTTTTCGTAATTGCGCGCTTTAATGGCGAACCGCTTACTCTGCAGATCTTGGGCGGCGAGGATGGCGACAGCGGCAGTTATGCCGGGTTCCTTGCGTGCCGTGGCGTTCATCTGGGAGACGGCGGTAAGCTCATATGCTCGGCGGAAGTTGCTTTCCAGCCACTCTACCTCGCTAGCGCTCACCGGGTTCGGCGCTACCTCGATTGGGTGCGCTGAATTGGGAGCAAATGCTATGAATTGCTCGTGCTCGTTGGACTCGAGAAGCGTTTCGTCGATGCTGCCGCGCTGGTAGTATGTGCGCTTTGAGCCACATAGCTTGTGCCGCGCTTGGATCTTCTCGGCCTGGTCGTTGACCTCAGTAACGATTCCGCGCGCCTCGTGGACGAGCCCCACGCCCCAGAAACCAAGCCGCTCTTTCGCCCACCGTAGCACTAGGAATGGTGCGGCTCGGTCCCATTCTTCATCGAGCATGATTGCGCCATTGATGGTTATTACGTGCCTTCCCTTGTCATCATCATCATAAGGAACGTGCCAAGCCTCAACATACCTTATTGGCGGCGCGACCCTACCATCGAACGAGCCGTGTCTCTCCTTATAGCTCTTAGCCGTGTTTATGGCGTTGCGCCTCTTGGCTCGCTCATATATTGCGTCCGTGTCGTCGCTGGACTCGTCTTCCGGCTCATCATCAGAGCCGCAAAACATACGCAATGCAAGGTCGCGATCGATTGGGCCACTCTGGAACCAATTCCTCGGCATACCGTGAGCGGCCTCTTCCAAGTCGACTCGCACCTGCCCCCACGGGACTAGCTCCATGCGTATTGAGTCGGAATCATCAAACACTTTCACGACAGAAGCGCCGGAAATGGTCGCGTCAAGCTCCGCTTCTTCAAGAAGCTCCCAACCGTTGGCGTGCAGCCCTTGTGGCTGTTCGAGTTGGGACTCGACGAACTTCTCCAGCATGCGTGCCCGGCGCTTAGTCTTATAGTCACCTCCGGACGTCATAAACGACGGCTTCGGTTTCTGGCGACCAGCTATCTCCGCTTGCGCGGTGTCACATAGCGAGCGATATAGGTTATAGCTGAGAGGCGCCGCCATGCCGCTGCCTGTAGAGGCGTAGGCAGTTGGCGACAGATCGTCTAGTCTCTCGCCTTCATACAAGGACACGAACTGCCGGACTTTCTCGTCCCTCCCGCTGTAGTCCTTGTCCAGCGACTCGGAAATCGCCTGAACCTCCCGCGCTAGGTCGCTATCGTCTAGCTTGTGCCAGCGTTTCCCGAGTTGCATGGACTAGTGATACCCTAACAGGTGGCCTAGCGCAAGCGTCGCTTGGCCACGATGCGAGCGCGAGCCAGCTTCATCTCCATCGCAAACTCAGGGTCTAGCGGTGGTGTGTCTATCATTGGCGCATAGTATGTGTTCATCGCTCGCGATAAGTATAACGCAGCGTCCGAATAGTGATTGGCGAACCTGTCGTCTTCCTCTGTTCTGTCGTCGCTCCACTGTAATAGCGCCCATTCGTCTAATAGTGGGCGGCATTGGCTAGGTATTACCTTGAGCTTGCCGCTCTTCATATCGCCGGCAAAGTACTTCTGAAACGCCAGCTTCTGTTTCTTTTCAGCCGCCATAACAGGCAGCCCATGAAGCTTCATCTGATTGACGTAGCCAATGCCGAGGCCGCCAGCATCGACAACGACTAGTTCTATATTGTATTCCTTAACAAGCCTTTCAACGTGAGCCTCGACACCATTAGGCGTGAGGCCTGTTCTGCCCTCAGCATGCTCTATGTACTGCTCGGGGTGACCGTCACGCATTGCGCCAATAACGAATGTGCTTGGACTCGTGACTCCCAAATCAACCCCCATCATGCGGCGCCATGCTCCCTCGGGGAGCCTATCAACTGAGTTTATGGCTTGATTATAGGGATATACAAGCGCATCCCCGTCTAATATATATAGCCCCTTCCACTCCCTGACATATGTCGGGTGATTATCGTCCCACTTGTTCTCTAGTCTCTTTCTTGCGAGCCACTCTGCAGCCTGAGGGATGTATGGGTTATCAAGCACCGTCCAGTGATGCTTTGACCACTCGGGGCCTTCATCTTTCGTCCACGACCAGTCACCCGTTGCCGCGCCGTAGAAGTAGCCCGTGGGCACAGCACCCGGCGTGCCAGTGAGGGCTAGACCGCCGTCCTGGTCCATGAGCGCTGGCTCAAGCGCGTTGTCTATGAGCTCCCGCATATGCGGACCATACGCCTGGCCTTCATCGATGGCCGCGTTCGTATATCCGCTTAATAGCTCCCCTCTGACACCACGAAACTTCTCGGTTTGGCTCGCATCCTCGCAACCCGCGAGCCATATCTGATGTTTATTAGGCAACTGGACCGTGAGTTGCCCGTCGACCTCACGGAACCATAACTTAAGGTCGAACCGCCTATTAATGCCTAATAGCGTATTCCACAGAATCTTGCGGCAGCTATTGCGCGTTAGGGCTATGTATACGCTCAGCCCTCCGGGCGCTTTCTCGCCTCCCTCAAGTAGCCAGGCCGCGACCCCTTCCGTCTTCCCGGCGCGCCTCGAAGTGCAAGCAGACTTCTTCTTCGCCGGGTCGTCGACGAACTGCCGCTGCCGAGGGTGCAAGGCCTCGATATACGGGCGGCGCAAGCCAAAGGAGCCGGATAGCTCAATGTGTCGGAGTATCTCAGCCGCAAGCTCAGGGTCTTCGCGCTCTATTCGTAACAGGTCCTCAGGAGTTACCGCCTGAATCATCTCTATTAGTGCGCTCATCTGACACCAGCCCGACGATGATATATATAAAGAATAGCACCGGCAGAATCATATAGCTCGCCATAGCGGCTACTACCCATGCGATTATTAGCAGCGCTAGCCCGAATATATATAGAATGACTTTGATCGTTTGCATTGTGTGTCTCCTTATAAAAAAAGGCGGCCGAAGCCGCCCTTTCGTCGCCAGTGGTTTGGGCGTGGGCTAATAACTCAGCAGGCGAACCAGCGAGTGGCTTTGCGCTCGCCGACCTTGCGGGCCTTCCCGGCCTCTTTGAGCGCGTTCAGGCAGTTGGTCAGCCTGAACTCTCCGCCGAATGCCGCGCGAACCTCGGGCTCGCTCAGCCCGTGGGGCTGGGCAGCGCTCACGAGGGCCGTGTGCACCTTCGCTAGAGTCTCATCGGTGACCGCTTCTGTGGGGCTCGGCTTGTAGCCGATCGCCCCATTCTCCCGGGGTTGCGTAGGCTTCCGAATCTTCGGCTTCGGGAGGCCATGGGGGCCCATGACGGTAGCGGGCGCAGCCCCTGCCCCATTGAGCGCCGCAATGGCTGAGCGAATCCGCGTAGCTCGTGCCAAGAGCCCGTCATATTCAGAGAGCTTGACTGATATGCCACGTAACTCATCATTCATGAGCCGCAAATATGAGGGCTCTTCCATGGCTTCGGGTGAGGGCTCATTTGCTCCGGAGCCTTCCTCGATGACTGCGGCGATATCGCCAGCGGCAGTCGGGGGCGGCTGCACGGGGTTGGTGCCAACTAGCTGTCCTCGGGCTCCCCTGTCGGGGCGTCCAGTAAGTGGGTGCGTGCGAATGACTCTGGTTTCGTTCATCTCAAATCTCCTCAATTACGGCCATGATCTCATCATGCCGCACGATTCGGATCAATCCGTCTTCTACGCCGTGGTTCTGGCGTGGCTTGACGCGGTCCAAAGCATAATCCTGCCCAGCGAGGTGGTCAACCAATACTTTATCACCGGGAGCGACTTCGTTCGGGACGAGCGGGCCATGCCCGTTTCTGAGCCGATATCCGGGCCCGCTGCGAATCACCGTGGCCATGACCACGTCCTTTTGGCGTCGCTTGCGTGTGCCTGGGAGGATGACTCCGCGCTGAACTCGCTCCCGCACGGGTTCGAGCATCAGCACAACGTTATCATCCACTGGTCTAATGCTGTTATAATCTCTCATGTGTCCTCTTTTTTATGAGCCCTCTTTCGTTTGAGGGCTAACGGTCGTGGTGTGTCTGGGCTCGTGTCATTGAGCTCGGCGAATTCCTCGGGCTCGATATCGAGCTCCCCGACTCCCTCGAATCGTGAGAGGTAGCGGGAGCCATCGGCGCGAGTGATTAGCACGCCATATGGCGTGGCTTCAATCGAGCGGACGTCTGCGCCCACCGTGACCTCGGGGTCAAGCGGGTGCGGGACTCGGGGTTTCCAACGATATAGTCTCATATTAACCCAGCGCCTTCTTCATCGCATATCAACGAGTGACTTGCCATGGCCATGGCTCCTATGGCACGAACACGTTCGCCTGCGTTGATCATTACTCGCATAGCAGGGAGTATTAGTATGGCGTCCCTTAGCTCTTCATCCGGCCTTTCTAGCTCGGCCAGTATGGCCTGCTTTGCCCAAGCGCCATCAGTTTTCGGCGATGTTATTAGTCTCATATAATCAGCCATCGCCATGCTTCTCGATTCCTAGTGCCTGCCGCAATCGAGCGGCAACGGTCGATTCATCACTCTGATCTATAGCGTGCTTAGCTTCAATCTTTTTTGGCGCCGCAGCACCAGACACGCCGGCCAATATGCTTAGGGCCTTAGTTTTTGAGTCTATAGCTCGCACCTTGACCGCGGCATCGAGAAACTCATTAGATGCTATAGCCTCAAGGTCCGCGGCGTTTTGCTGAAGCTGCACCATGATGAGCTCTTGCAGCTCTTCATCCCTCGCGATGTTCCGCCGGAGGGCCCTCGATGCCTCCGACACGTCCCGCTTGACGGTCTCCATCGAGATGCCGAAGAGCGCTGCGACTGAGCGTTCAGTGACCCCATTCACGAACTGGCCCTTGGCGTAGAGCCTCATTATGTAGTCCACGCGCTCCTGGCACTGGCCAGCTGCTGCTCGCGGTTTCCGTCTCTTCTCGGCCATGGATCTATGGCTAGCACGCCACGGCCGAGGAAACCAGCCCCCTGATTGAATTGTTATATGTGGCTATATAACGACAATATGAATACTGTCGACTTTAGCGTTACTCGCCAATAGCCTCAGGCAATCGCGCACAACAACTATTGGTATTCTCTTGTGCCCGCTTCTCTTGGCCTTAAGCCAAGTGAGCCCCCATTGGCCCATATTCGCATAAAGCACATTGTTATTATCATATATCCTAAGATATGTTCCCTCTCTGTTATTGTCGAGTTTAACTTCTATGCGCCATATATCCCCGGGCTCCGGGTAGCGCCTGGGCGCTGGGGTGCGCCCTCTTTCTCCCTTGCTCGTCTGCTCAGCTACTGTTGCCGCGGCAACACGGGCGAGGAGAGGCCCAATCCGCGTTGGGACGGGAACCACGTCTCCCTCACGCTCCCGCTCATGAAACGAAGCCGGTCGAACCAAAAACGTAGGCTGTGCTGGGGCCTGCCTCGACTCGGCCTCTAATTCCGAGATCATTTTCTCTGTGGCCGCCCTGGCAATAATTTGCCCGACTCGAGTTGGTTTCTCGTTCATCTCCTCTTTCTTCCTTCCGGCCGATGTGTGGTTACGAATCGGCCTCTTATTATCTCTTTGGCCCGGCGTTCAGAATTCTTAAAAATCCCGAATCCGCAGCCAACAACACCGTCCCGCTGCAATCAGCCGACGACAGGGGGTGAGGGCCCTTTAGGGTCCCACACACTGGAGGAGTCGGCTGAGTTTGCAACGTTACGGTTTTGGTTGGAAAACTGCGGAAAAACCGACGATTTCGCGATTCACAGGTCCGTGAGCCAGGATTCAGGTTAACGGCCGGCCAAGCATAAAACAAGTGGTTTCATCTCACAGGTCAGCCAGCGCACCTGTGAGTTTGGTCGTCCGACCTCACAGGTGGGTCAGCCGCTTCCGTGTTTTACTCGACGTTTATGCGAATTCAGGCCTCACAGGTCATGTGGCCGAAAGTGGCTATAATGACGTCATATTATAACCATTGGCACGGGCCAGCCGGTACATCGCTAAGTATGCGGAACCTGGTTGGGCCGGTATGTCGTTTTGCTCCAAAAGAGTGGCAGGGTGTCCTACCTTTTTTGAGTACCAGCGTACTTTTGCAGTTTCGACAGGTAGTCTGCCGTCACTGGAACGTGGTGGAATCTCAGGCGCGGAGAGCCTCGAGGGCTGCCGCGCGGGGGAGAGTGCGGCGAACGTGGCGACGAACCCGGGCGAGCACATCAGCGGCCGACTCGGCGCCGGTGTAGGTGCTGACGACCTCTGCCCAGCTTCGTAGGCTCCGATCCTTGCGGCTCGAATTGCAGCGGTGACAGCATGTCACCAGGTTCTCTGTGCCATTCTGCCCGCCCTTTGCGCATGGGCGGACATGGTCGAGGGTCAGCCGCTCCCCATCCTCGACAGCTGATTGGCAGTAAATGCAGGCCATTCCGTCGCGCATGTAGATTGCGAGTCGAGTTGACTTGCGAATCCACTTCGAACCCTGACCTGCTTTCCGCGTTGCCATGCTCTGTTTATACTCTGACCCGTCAGAGTATGCAATAAAAAAGAGCCGGGCCCGGTTAATAGTTCCGAGCCCGGCCGTAAACGATTGATATCGTTTGCGTGTTATGGACGCTTCAATGGGGCCCCTCCAGTGGGAGGGGAAGTGTCAGCGGTTCTCTGGGGTCCAGTCGACGACTCCGGACCCGCCGCATGCGCTACATTCAATTTCGAAATAAAGATCCGCCTCATCACCGGAGCCGTCTAAACGCATGATACGAAACCCGAGCCCGTCACACTCGTGGCAGCCGAAGGGCTCGCGCGGCTCGCTCTGCGAAAGAATCGGCAGGTGCATATCCATCACCCCTGCGGCTCCGGGATGATGACGCTACCGGGTCGCGAGTGGGCGCGCGCGATCGTGGCTTCACGCTCGGCCAGGCGCGCCGCACGGTCGAGGATGATGTCGCTGACCACCGCGTTCCCTGCCGCGTGCCAATTTCTGGCATCGGCCTCGGCCGCCTCCAGCGTCGGGGCGCGAAAGATCTCAGACCGCATCCGGCGGCCGTCAAATCTCGACCCCCATTCCGGATGCAGCTGCTCCCCGCAACACATCCTGGACGCTGATCTGTACTGATCCAGTAGCAGTCCATGCCCGTTGATCGGGAGGCTGACGGTGGCAGATACTCCGGGCCAGTCCCTTTCCTCTGGCCAAACGCTACCATCGGTCGGTGGATCTTGTGGCGGTATGTACGTTATTGAGTCGAGCTTCAGCATTTTCTGTCTCCTCATGGGCTCCGGAGCGGAGCCCTCTAACGCCGCGAGCCCCGCGGCTCGAAAGCGGCGGGGCGGGAGGGCTACCGGCGGCTACATCGCGTAGACCCGTCGTCCCAGGTACATGACGATGCCCTCTGCCTGTCGGCAGCCTAGGCTCTCGACGATGGCAGCGTCGTAGTCGTACTCCGAGCCATCGTCGCATGGCACATGCCCTCGGCTCTCCGCATCGTAGAGTGCATAGCCGGTGGGATCGATCGTGTTGGTGTTTTCCATGTTTCCTCTTTCCTGGGGCCGCGCCCCGTTGACTCCATGACCATGGCTCCGGGCTGTCAGAGAGTCAATACCGAATATGCTTTTTATAAACTTAGGCCTCATGGCCTGCGGCCGCGCCTCATTCTGCGCATTTCATCATCCCACCGGGCCCGTTTCTCCCTGGCCTCTCTCTCCTCTGGCGTCTCCGGCGGGTCGGGCTCCCTCACCCAATATCTCCATGATCGTGTCAACTCCGTCCATGCCGGGTCATTGAAGAAATGCCACAGGGCATCGTCTCCAATTGGGAGCGCGTACGAATATCCACATATTACTATCTTACGCCCTAGGCTTACCCCCTTGACGCTGAATTCATCTCCCAGATCTGGGCCGGAGTTGGCAATAGTGGCGAGAGAAACAAGCCAGATCTTGTGGTCTGCATATATAGCAACCGGGCACATGATCGATATGGTGCGATCCGTTAAGTCGTCTTTCTCTATAATGCCAATAATAACCTCGTCAGTGTTGCGGGCCACCATAAAGGTGCTCTCACTCATGTCCGTTTCCCTTTCATACGCCACCCGCTGGCGCATGCGTCAAGCGCCATATGACGCAGCCAAGTAGCGAGTCCGGGTGAGCCTCCCTCCCCAGTGTATCCAGCGCGGTCAGCGGCACGCCTCAAAATGCCGTGGTCGTCCGCTGAAAGGCGGACGGTGAATTTAACCGAGCCGGGCCCGGATAGCTCACCTGAATGATCGGTGCGTCTTGCCATAATTAATATTCCTATAGTTTCTGGCCCAAGCAGGCGCGCCGTCGGCTTCAATAACTAGCCATATACTAGGTGAGTCATATCCGAACGCGGATATTTCTGCAAACTGGAGTCCTCGCGCGCGGTGCTCAGGAATGCGACGAAAGACCAGAGCGTCGCAATCATATAGCCCGAGTCTCCAACCTTTTCTATGTATTTCTAAGATAGGCACATAACTCGTGTCACACGCGACCTGTGCATTAGATGCTATTACTAATTGTATCTCCACGGGGGCCACGTCCAACATAGAATATACCCTCCCATGTATTAGCGGGCCAACGCGCAGATCTGGCATGCGGTCAAGGCGAAACCTATGAGTCGGCGTTCCCATCGATCCTATTCTCCATGATTGGTTTCATTGGTTATCCCTAACTGCCATGCATAAGCAGCACGGCTCTCCGTCTGCCCACACCCGGTCTCCGGGTGCGAATTCTGTAGGCGTCATGGCCGCCCCTTGATGTGCCTGCGGAGTAGATCCGCAACGGCCTCGCGCTCGTCGAGCGTCAGGCCAGCGCACAGCGCCGAAAAGCGCATGTGCTCCCGTACAGCATCAGCAACCGATCCAGGATCCGCCCACATCATGAATGAGCCTGGCGATTGCTCACCGACGTACTTTACCCAAGCCTCGTATGGTGTCATGGATTGTTGCTTTCCTCGATGTGACGGCGAAGCAACTCCGCCAATGCTTCGCGCTCGTCATCGTCCAGCCCGTCGCATAGTGGGCTATTCCAGACGTATTCAGAGATCGAGTCAGCGTCGTACTCACTCGTTGAGTCGCTTCCGACATAGGTTTCCCACGCCTCGGATGGCGTCATCGCATCACGTATCCTAATCGATCGATGGATTTCACCTGCAACTCGGCCGCGTTGCACAGACGATCGGCCCTCCACTCGGCGAACTGAGATCGATCGCGAGCCAACTGTATTGCGTCACGTTCCTCCTGGTGCGCTCGCTCTCGCGCGCGCCAGAACTCACGCAGGTCCTCTCTGTTCCGTAGGGGCCGGCCCAGCCGTGTGGGGCACGGCTCGCCCTGTATGACGCGATCCAGCCCGTCGTGAGTGAGCGTGTCGCTGCCAGCGCGTCGCAGCTCGGCGCGCCACTCGCGAGCCAGCGCCGCTGCCTCGTGATCAGTAGGCAAAAACTCGCTACGCTCTGGCTGCGGGTGGTCGCCGTCCACAGGATACATGTACACGGGGTATGACAGTGCAACAAATTCGTCTAACATCTTTATGCCACCTTTCACGGCCCCAAGCCCCGCGGCTTGGTAGCGGCGGGGCGGAAGGGGTCAGCAGTCAATCCCGTAACGATCCATAATAGCGCGAGCCGCAGTCACGTGACTGCGCTTGCGTAGATATGCTGTGACGTAATCGGGGAGACCCCGTTGCAGGCGCGACAAATCAGCCTGCGCGGCCGCAAGCTCATCCTCCGCGACCTGCACCGCAGCAGCATGTGCCGCGGCAATCGCGCATAGGTGACAGCCGCAAATGAACGGAGCCATAGTCAGGTGTGCTAGTTCTCCCGCAGCCCGCACGTCGGGGTCATGCGAGAAACGGTCCGCCTCGGCTGCGATAGCAGAATCGATATAGTACGCTTCGCCGCTCGATAACACAGTGCCCGACTGACACTGCCTTACCCCAGGGATAGTGGATACCATAGGCCTAGCGTCCCGCGCAGCACGTGCTGCCTGAGCCGCTGCCTGAGCCACGTCTACACGAGATTCAGCGTCGCTAATGGCATTGTTTATAATGTGTGTCATTTCAACGACCCAAGCCCCGCGGTCCGAAGACGGCGGGGCGTGAGGGGTCGGTGCGTATCACTCGGACGACAACCGGGCCGCTAGATCGAGACACTGGGCCTCGCTGGCCTCGCCGGCGGCGGCGCCGGCGGCGTAGTCGGCGGCGTAGGCGGCGCTGGCCCTGGCGGTCAGGGCAGCGGCTCGGGCGGCGTCCCAGGCGACGGCCCGCGAAATGGCGTAGTCGGCGGCTCGGGCGGCGGCGCAGTCGGCGGCATCTTCTGCCGCGCGCAATTCCTCCTCCGAGGCCTCCCCCCTAGCGTACATTTCGGCCGTCTCCACGGCGGCCAAGCTACGTGGATCCGGCGCGCTAACCAGAGCTAGTGCTGTGCGAGCGCACCAGCATGCATGCTCTCGGAGGATTCGATCGGACGCCCCGGCCGCATAGACCATCGACCAGTGCACATCGGCTGCCGGCACGCCGGCGGCTAAAGCCGCCCGGACGGCCTCAACCGTAACGGTCACCCCTTCGGGAGGGACTAGAGCTAGCAGCCGGTCGGTCCCGTCTGCGGTCCTAAACCAGCAGGCGTCGGCATTGCAGAGGGACTCTCTAGTGATGCGGTATGTCATTCTGTGTTACCTCTCAACGCCCCGAGCCCCTCGGCTCGAAAGCGGAGGGGCGGAAGGGGGGCTGGGTGTGGTGTCACTCTGTTGGCGACGGGTCGCCAAGAACACGCTGCAGCCTGCGCAGATTCATTAGAGTTTCGTGCTGAGGATCGCTCCTCGGCAGCGCCTCATATTCACGGACCGCTGCTGCCCTGTCGGCAGCGGTCGGGTACCATCCCAAGAGTCTCTTCAGTTCCTGATCCTGTTCCATGCGATGCCTACCTTTCAACGCCGCGAGCCCCGCGGCTCGAAAGCGGCGGGGCGGAAGGGGTCTAGCTGAATCAGCCGACGTAGCCTGGCGGCACGGGCCCGGAGCGGGTCTCTCCGAGGTGACGCCAGCCTGCGGTGCGGAAGGCGGCAAGCAGGCTGGTGGAGTACTCTTCGTGGGACACGACCACTGAACCTGCGGGTCGGTGAATCATCCGTAGGCCGGGACCGTGCGTCTCGAGGACGAAGGCCACCGTGCCTGACGGCGTGCTGAATTTGTTGACGATGGTCATGGCTCGTCCTCAAGCGCCTCATGAGACGAGCCTGACGTCTTGAGTGCCGAACCGTCATCAAAAAACCATGTAGTTGCGCCTGATTCCCAATCCTGATCGCGCCGGCTCTCCGGGCACAGTTCGTTTGCCCGCTCCATAGCCTCCGCACATGGGAGCCTCTCTAGCAGCTTTGCGATGGTCTCTCGCCCGCTCTCGTCCGAGCGGGCCTGCGCCTCTTCAATCACTCGCTCGCACACCATGCGTGCGGGGCGGTTTCCGCGCAGTGCGCGCTCGCACAGCTTGACCTGAATGTCGTCTCCAGCTGCGCCGGCCTCGTTCATGAGGGATTCGATCTGCTCGTCGGTGATTGCCATGAAGTCTCCTCTGTCGTGCCGTGGTTGGCGTCGACACATTGTTTATGGCACTGACCCGTCAGAGCGTCAATCGATATTCGTATCCGCTATGCGCTTTTTTATAAACCCACGTTTATACTGCGCTTTTCGCGAGCATCAATCGCGAGCACTGGGCCCCGTCTACTACTACCCATCCCGCCCCGCTCGGCTCAATGACTCCGGCGTTCAGTAGCAGTGTAAAAGTTTTCCCACCGTCGGCTGTCGTGGCTTTCCGCGCGGCGTGCTGGGAGTAGCCGTCAGCGAGGAGCAGGCGACGCACTGCAGAGGCCGTCACGTACGGACGCCCGCATTTTTCCTCACATTCCGAGGCCCACCATGCACGCTCGAACACCCGCACCGCGACGCTCAGATCTGGCTGCTTGCGGTCGTCGGGGGCCGGCTCTGCTCGCTCCCCGAGCGAGAGGACTAGCGATGTGACGGGCTCGCCGTCTTCATCGACCCTGCCATCCAACTGTATGACGTTATGAACTAAAGTTATGGGCTCATGCTCGGGGGAATCCTTGGACTTCTTTTGCTCGACGCTCATCGATCCGTCAGCAGATGCAACGCTAATTTCAATATCGAGCGCACCCTTCCAAGCGCTCGAACCGCGAGCCCTCCCAGTGTTTCCATGGCCCGTGTGATGGACTAGCAGCACGGCGCACCCGAAATGCTCGGTCAAAGAATTGCACGCTTGGATCATCTGGCGCGCATCCTCGGCCGAGTTCTCATCGCCGGCAAGGAAGCGATGAAGCGTGTCAACGACTATTAGAGACGGCGGCTTTCCTATCTCTCTTAGGTGGGTGGCTACATGGGACCACCCGGCAGGCTTATTAAGGTCGACGCCATGGCTAGATATAAAGGCATCGATGTTAGTTATATTGTTATGCTGGGCCCATGCCGCCATGCGGACGCGCAGTCCGTAATGCCCTTCGCCGGCGAGGTAGACGACTCGCCCTGTCGCGGTGCGGGAGCCGAGCCAATCGCCCTTACCGCTCGCAATTGAAAGCGCCCAGTCGAGGGCAAGGAATGTTTTACCCGAGCCCGACGGGCCATGAATCATCATGAGCGATCCTTCTTGAAGCCATCCGCGCACCAGCCATTTGACGGGAGGGGGCTCCGTCATCATCGCGCTAGCAGGAATCAGCCAAGTGCTTGTCGGTGGTTCGAGCAACCCGAGCAGGTCGCCCCCCGCTATATAGTAGTCATTAACATCTCCTATATCAGGGGGCATTATGACGGAAGCGTTTATGAGCGATGACGCTTGGTCGGCGTAGAAGCGGCCAATGCCTTTCTTGTCATTGTCGGCGACAAGAACGATCTTGCGCTCTTCCCACCGTGCGCGCGCTTGCTGAGCGACAGCCACGAGGTTCGAGGCGGAGAACGAAACAAGGCATTGTTTGCCGGTCACCTCATGCACCGTGGCCGCCGTAGCGAAACCCTCTGCTATGTACAGCGTACCATCGGCATTGGAGCCAAGCAGATAGCTTTTGCCCTTGGCCTCCCCGAACGAGTGATATAGTTTCCCGCCGTTGGCGTCTATGTACTGGACGGAGCGAAGCTCTCCGAACTCATCGTGCATCGGCACGATAAGCCTACCGTCACCGGTGACCCTAGTGCCGTGCGGTTGCACGCGCTTGCGTAATAGGTATGGGTGTTCCTTTGAAGCGGGCGCCGTGTCTCCCCATATGAGAGCGATCGAATTCTCTGCTACCTCCCGATGGAGCTTGGCCGCTTCCTCCCGCTCTTTCCGCGCTCGCTCAAGCGCGGTTGCTCGTATCATCTCTTCGGCGTGGCTCAGCTGGCGGCCAATGTCGGCGCGCCAGGTCTCATCGACTCCGGACTTCCAGCAACCGAAGCGCCCCGCTGGCACGCCGTCGCCAAAGGCAACGTACCACCCTGTTTTCTTTGATCGTTTTCCCCTTCCGAGCGGCGATTTGTCCGCATCGAACCGATGGATCTTGCCGTCAAGAATCACCTCCGCCGGCGGGGCGAGGCCCTCTTGCTCGATGGCTGCGCGTAGCTGCTTTTCGGGCGGCTCCGGAGGAAGAGGCGCCGCCCATGGCCCGCCAATAACGTTGCTTATATCGCCCATGTTACGGCGTAAGATGCTCAATTAAAACTGAGGCTATGCGCGAGCACTCGTATATTTCTTCTTTTGAGAGATTATCAAACGCCTTCCCTTTATATAGCATGTATCTTCTTATGTCTGATGCTTTTTGATACAGCTCTTTCCATGCGTTCCACTTGGCGACCGACTCCTTTATATCGTCCGTCCACGGGATGAGACGTTGCCGGCCTCCTCTCTTAAGCAACGTTCTCCGGCTCCACTTGGATCCATCATCAAGAACAATGGTATGTTTAAGAATCCTATCTATTCTATGTAATCCGTCATATTCGCAATCTTCAGAATCTTGCGAATATGATGTTATAAACGTAACAAGGTCTCCAACTTTAAACTGAGTCATAATCCTCTATATCTATTCCGCATGCCGCCAGCACGCTCCCGAGGGGCAGCCACACTTGCCAGGGTCGTTCGCCTGGCAACGGCTTGCGCTGGCGAGTGAAGATGCGCCCAACGCCTGGGCGCGCTTGCCCGTATTCAGCGGTTGATACCAAGTCGGGTTCTTCCGTAGTAACGCATACGACATGCGCGTCTGACGTGTCTGTCTTGGTCCACCGAATAAGGACGTCGCCACCGTCTATTGAGAGTCCGGTTATGTCGCCTGGCACTATAACCCTAGCGTCAAGCCAATATGCGATCCTGCCCACGTTGACGCCAGGCTTCCACCTGCGGGCAGCGCCGTCGTCCCTGTTAAGGCGCGAATGCCTGAGCCCTAGCTCCCAATACATATAATGGGCAAGGTCTGCGCACCCTGAGTAATTTTTGATTGACTGATACCGCCCCTGGCACACCTCTTTGCATTGCCATGACTTTATATCCGCAGGAGTAACCCTATCCAATATCGCAACCGCGCGCTTGCGGTACTCATGAAGCGTCGCCATTAGAACGGAACCGGTAGCTCGATTACCCATTCGTCGCACCGCTCCACTTCATCGGCGAACCCCGGTGGGGGCTTACGGTGGAAGCGATAGCACTTTCCATCAGGCCCGAAGTGGTCGCAAGTATGACAACACTTAGGCGGGTTATACGCCACCTTGATTAG